CTTCCCACTTAGCCTCGTACTCTATGCGTTCTTTGTCCGCTAAGTCTAGGTATACCTTCATCAAAGACTCATCTATCTGAGGCTTACGTTCTAGCGGCGGGTGATCCTGTCGTAGTCTATCCCAGTCTGATGGTGTTGCAGTATTAATGCTCATCTTCTAAGTCCTCTTCTAATGCTTCAAGTCTTTCTTCGATCTTGTCTTTAAACTTATTAACAATGTCCTCACTAGCAATATCTAAAACCTCTAGCAGAGTAACCTCATCAATCTGAGACAGTCTCTCGCATACCTCTTTAAAAGTTAGTGGCATACTTCTTCTCCAAGTACGACATCGAGATAGGAGCCTCATCGAACTGCCCGTTGTTTACTTCATGCAGCATCCATACGCCACGCCATGATTGATTAGTCTGGTGGTTTAGATAATCTTCATCGTGCTTGTAATAGATACCACCGAACAACCCAGTGATACGCGACCCATCTGCTGTCCTATCGTATGCACACTCTCTATCTTGAACATGTCCCATCACACAGCTCATATGCTTCTTAGCTAGTAACGCTCTTGCTGAGCTGACTGCACGTCCCATTATGCCTGAGGTAAAGTAGTGACAGTAGGCTACGTTGTCGATGATGACTGGCTCTAAGAACCTATAGGTCTCCCATCCATACTCTTCAAGTCGTAGGTCTTGGTATCCTATTAGACCCTCTAGCTTTGCATCACTCTCTACTGCTCTCTCGATGCGCTGCTCATGGTTACCGATTAAGAACACCATACGTGGGTTCCATACTTTCTTACGGTTCTGCCGTAGTCTACGTTGCTCAGCTCTGATCGGCGTAAGGAACGCTTGCATACCTGCGTGCCCTGCTTCGATGTCATCGGTGTAACGTCTACCTTCAAAGCTCTTCTTTCCGACATCCCAGCTCGACAGGCTAGGCATATCCCAATGGTCTCCCAGATGTATGATTGTATCTGGTTTCTTATCAGCAGCGTACTTACCTGCCCATGATAGATGGTCATATGTTTGGTCAGGCTTACACTGTGTGTCTGGTATAACTAAATGCTTAGTCATTTGATTTCCTCTGTTCACGTTCAGCGTTTGTCTTTATCTGATGGCAGGGTTTACATAACACTTGAAGACCATCAGCTTCGCAGAACATATTCTCAACAAACTGTGGAAGGTCATCATACTTTCTTAATGTTCCTGCTGGTATGATGTGATCCACTTGTACTTCCTTATCTCTAAACCACTCTGTGCATTCAGCACACTGAAACTCAAAGCGATGGCGCTGCCCAACAACAGTCTTCTTAGCTGCTGCTTTAGCAGCGTAGCGGGGTGGGAACCTACGGTTGGCATCTCTTAGTGCTGACCGGATGAATCCCCAATACCTCGCCTCTGTCCATTTACCATCTGCCCTTGTTCGTGGTACTAGTGTACGTTTCTGTGTCATCTGCTTGCCCTTATCTGAAGCTTATCAAGACTATCTATATTAGCAGTGCTTGGTGCAGGTGGCGGCATACCTCCTGTTGGGTTGACTCCATCGTATGTCTCTGCCCTAGTTACAGGATCTACCCACCATTCTTCAGGGACTCTACGTAAGAATAACAATCTTGCATTCTCGTATACAGATTCAACATCTCCCTTATAACATGTTACAACTGCTTGGTATAACTCTTCCTCTGTTGTACACCACTCTAATGCTTTAGTAGCCTTGACCTCACCTATGCCAGCGCAACCTTGTATGTTATCTACTCTGTCGCCTGTAAGCATCTGCTTGTATAAGAAGTACAACCCTTCCCACTCGTTAACCGTAGTCCACTCATCTTTAGCAAAGTTATAGAAGCGACATGGTACTTGCAGAAAGTCTTTATCAACGCTGCATATTACTGTGTTGTCTCCGTGGAGTGTAGCTGCGGTGGCAATCTCATCGTCAGCTTCCTGTCCCTCGACAACATATGCATCCCACTTCTCAATCATGTAGTCACGTAGTGCTTGGAAGTGGATAGGTTTCTCGGTGTTGCGTGTTCCTTTGTAGGGCTTGATTGTAGCTAGGTCTATCCTGAAGTTACCCTTACCTGTCAAGTAGAGCTGGTAAGGAGCTGCATCATCACAACCCCTTACCAACGTCTGTAACACCAAGTTATCTAGCTGAGAGAAAGCTACCTCTTGAGTCTCCTCGTTACAGGCAAAGCCTATACGGTAGCTAAAGACATCAGCGTCTATGAGAAGCATTAGATAACATCGTCCATGTTAACACCACCTTCACCACCGTCCTTATCGTACACTGCTACCTCGGTGATGAGCAGCTTAGCTAGGCTAGGGGAGATACCCTTCTTACCTTTGAAGTCCCAGTGGTACGGCTTAATAGCTGCGTTAGCTTTGCTGCCGTTCCCTATCAGTGAAGAGTCCACTGCATCCATGCCAGAGAAGGCAGGCATGATAGGATGGTTTGATTTAACAGTGACATAGTTACCACGCTCGTCACCTTTGTTGCGTACTTGAATGCTCATTGCTGAAAGGGCATCAACCGCTTTCGAGGATAGCTTACCAATATCCACCTGATACTTACCGCTCATGTCGTTAGTCTTGTTCAGGAATGGCCAGTGAAGTTCGCATGCTACTACTACAGGTTTAGTTTCCATATTGTTTCTCTCTTTGTTGTTAACTATTAAGTCTATGTACCATTGAATAGAATCACATTGAATGTAATCTTATATTCTTTTCTTCTTAAGTAACTCTATAGTAATATTATACCATTTATTTCTCCTAATATCTAATCGGATTGCAAATTAATTTAATGTGTCTCACTCCAGTTAGAACCTATACGATACTCAGCGTCCATCGGACATCGCATCTTAAGCTCGACACCAGCATCTATGATTCCTTGTCGTGCAACACTACCAACAAGTTCAGCGGCACGCGGATGACACTCTATTTGAACCTCGTCATGTACTTGAGCAACTAACTTGTACTCGACACCCAGCTCATCTAACTTATTACAGCAGTTTCTCACTGCAAGTTTCATAACAATAGCACCACAACTCTGAAGCAATCTGTTTAGTACCTTGTAGTCCTCGTCAACCTTGATGAAGCGACCGTCAATACCATTGATACGTTGAGTGCGTTCGGCTATTCCCTTAGCTCTTTCTATCAGAGTACGCAGTGCTGGTAGTTTAGTAAGGAATGTTTCTCTAATAACCTTACCTTCCTTGGAACCACCGCCTACTATCTGACCTAGCTTAGCATCACCTGCACCATAGATGAGACCATAGATCATTGTCTTAGCCATGTTACGCTCAGGTAAACCAGCAGCTTCCTGATTGTAGGTATGAATATCACCGTGGAGTATCTGGTCAGTGTAGTCCTGATCGCCCATGTAATGAGCCAAGCAGCGAAGCTCTAAGCCTGACGCATCACAACCTACCAGTACGTTACCTTCCTCGACAGTGAAGCATTGCCTAGCTATTTTAAGACTAGGTATCTGTGCGAGGTTGGGCTTGTTATGTGTCATCCTACCTGTCACTGCACCACAGCTATTAACGTATCCATGTATGCGTTGCGTATCTTTATCGACAAACTTTAACCAACTATCTACCATACCTTTGAGCTTAACAAGACCCAAGTACTCACCGCATAGCTTAGCTTCAGGTATGTCAACGTCAGCAAGCGTAGTCTCGTCGATGACAGGCTTACCTGTTGGTGTTTTCTTCTTCCACGTAACACCTAGCTTACCTAATCGCTTAGCTATCTGCTGCCTAGACCCTACGTTAAACTCTTCGACACCATCCTTAAGACGCTTACCTGTCTTGTCACTGACGCGGATAGTAACGATGGGTGGGAATCTTTCTTGTAGCTCTACTGTTATCTCAGCGATGCGTGTTGCCATCTCTGCCTGCCACTTAGCTGCTAGGTCACAGTCTAGCTTAAATCCATTACGTACCTGCTTAGCTGTGATCTCTGCTACCTCATGCTCTACCTGTATAGATAGATCACTGAAGCCTTGTCTCTTTAGCCTATCCTTGAGGTAATGATATAGCTTAGTGGTCACCTCAACATCACGCTTACAGTACTCACCCATCTCATCAGTGTAGCCAGCATCGAAGTCTTCAACATCGAAGTCCATCTTAGCTATGCCAATACGTCTGCCCCATTCCTTAAGACTATGCCCACCTACTGGTGTAGGATCTAACAAGCGGGCCATGACCAACGTATCCCAGACAGGTACTTTAGTATCAACCTTCCAGCAATTCTTTAAGACCGGATGGTCGAACCCTATTATATTGTGGCCGACCAAGCCATCGGCAGTATCTAACATCTGATTCAATGGTTCGCTGTCGAATATCAGAGATGCTTCCGGTTGGCTGTGATCCTGAACCCCTGCACACCATATCGTATCGTGTGAAAGATTCGTTTCCAAGTCTAGTGTAATCATATCCGTGTTCCTCAAGTGTAAGTATTACATTACCAATCTTGCTCATGCGTTATCTCTCCTCTCACTATCGCTAGTGCATCCTCTTGTTTATCCTGCTTATCTTCAAGGTCATACGCAATATTGTAGCACACGCCACAGAGGTCTACAAATACACCGCTCTCAGGGCCACGCATAACCATCTCAAACTCTGTCATTATCCTGTCGCATGCACTACATCTCATAATATTTCCTCATCCATTGTGATCTCAGACATACGCCCTGTGTCTTGGTCATATGACACCGCCGATGCAAGCCCAGTCTCACCACTGAATCTATTCTTAAGGACTCGTATGTATGTGGTGTTCCTATCCTCTACTGATGGAGCTTGTCCGTTACGCTCGAAGCCTAACACAATATCGGACAGTTGTGCAATCGATGCACTACCTCTTAGGTCAGACAGGGACGTAGCAGCACCTTCTTCGTGACCCTTGCCAGAAGGACGGCGCAGGTGTGACACTAAGAACAAAGCAATTCCTGTCTCTTGAGTAAGCATACGCAGCCTAGTCATAACCTCATCGATTGCCTTACGCTCATCACCATTCTCTTGCGCCGATACGATGATGGACAGATGATCTAAGAATACATACTTGCAGTCGTGCGCCTTAGATAGATAGCGTACCTGACCTACGATATTCTCTACAGTAGTAGATCCGAAGTGATCATAGAAGAATAGCCTGTCAGTACCTAGTGTAGCATTGAAAGCATCACGCCTCTCCTCTTCAGTAGATTCCACTGTTGGAATATGCAACCGCTTGCCTGCATGTAAGGACATAAGGGACTTACCTGTCTTAGCTACTGACTCCTCAAGAAAGATGCAACCTATATTACTCTCGCTGTTGCGTAGCACATGATACAGAACCTCTCGCATCACCTGACTCTTACCCACACCACTGCCTGCTGTTAGTGTTACAAGCTCGTAAGGTCTTATGCCATATGTCAAGCTATTTAAACCAGACCAAGGGTACTCGACCGATGCCTTCTCAATCGGCTCATTCACTGCATCCCATAGTGTCTTACCTGCAATGATACCATCAGGAGTATGGATCTCTGCTGCCCACCATGCTGCCTTGAAGTCATCACCACGACACCGCTCAAGGTATTCATTAGCATCCTTGAAATCAGGGTGATGTTTGACAACCCTAGCTTTACCTGCAAACAGAGAGGCTACCTCACGCGCTGCCTTCTGACCTGCATCGTCTGCATCAAAGCATACGATGACGTTGTCGAAGCTATCTATCCATTCATACTGGCTCTTACAATCCTTGAGTGCGGACTGCGCCCCGTTCTTAATAGACACAGAGGCATACTTACTACCACTCATCTGATAGACAGAGGCTGCATCGAACTCACCCTCTGTTATCGTAAGATACCTACCGCCCTTGTTGAATAGATGCTGACCGAACAAGACACCATCTCCCCATACACCGGCACTTCGTTGGTTGTCCTTACTACCGCCAACTCTAACCTTCTGAGCGCATACCAGTGTGTCCTTATCTCTGTACTCAAATATAATATCATCGCCATCTGCACTGATACCATACCTCTCGCACGTAGCCTGAGTAATACTCCGCATCATCTGATGCCTACCTCTACCTACTTCCATACTCGTGATCCCTATGTTGTTATCTATAACATTGTTATAAGTTTCTCCAGAATTGTACCGCTCACCGCAACTGAAGCACGTAGTCCACCCATCGTGGTTGGTCGATGCACCATCACTGCTGCTGCACTTCTCGCAAGCATGATGCATCTTAGCCCATCCATCACTCATTACTCTGCTCCACCCGCGCCTCTTCTAGCTTGGGGTACATCTCTTGCAACGTACATGCCATGTTGTATACAGCGAACGCTTCCTCTACGTTACCTGAGTTCATACCCAGCATCGCTGACTCTATTATAGTATTGTACTCTTGCTGTCTCATACTAACCTCCGGTTAAGCCATGACGCTGATAGTCTGTCACTCTTAGTTTCTAATATAGGCCACACGTTAGCTGACCGAGATGACCGCAAGTCATCATCATTAAACTCTCCCTTAAATCCAAAGCGATTATGCAAGCACCCGCCCGACAGATTACAGATGATAGATATCTGCTTAATACTATACTTGTCACCTGATATCATACGAGGGTGCGTACTTCTATTAACATACATATTAATTGGTTTCATGCTTCCTCCTTAACGAACACGCCGTCTACCATCTTACCTTTGCGATCTTTGATATCCTCATACGCATGACTCAAGCAGTCGTACAAGCTAAGCTTATTACGTGCTGCAATATTAATGAGGACTACTACTATATCACCTATGTCATCGATGGGGCTAGTGCCTGCATCAAGCGATGCCTTAAGCTCAGCTACCTCCTCTTCGAGCTTGGAAAACTGAGCCAGATCTGTAGACCCACGCACCAGATTGCGATCGAAATGCCACTGAATTACTCGTGATTCTAGCGAACTTAATATCATGCGTCACCTTCCTTAAGATCTTCTATGTACTCTTCGATGTACTCTATAGCTATATCATGCACCGCGCCGATAGCTTTCTCGACTAGCTTACCTATGGCCTCATAGTCCTCATCAGCTAAGAACTGAAGAACATCAGAGTGATATGCATTAAGCTCACTAACGCTAGACAGATACTCACCTACGAAAGCTTCGGTAAGGAACATTGGATCTTCACGCAAGATGTCCAGCGTATACCTCCACGCATCGCCTGCAATCTCAGCATCTGTGGACTCTGCACTTATACAAGGAAAAACCTGCTCAGCTAACTCTCTGTCATACAGATTGAATACTACTACTTTATTACTCATCACTTCACCGCCTTAATTAAACCGTTAGTCATTGTAACTTCTGCAAAGAACTCTCGCCCCTTACCTGTAATGTGTGGACGATTGGCCCCTACCATAGAGCCGTCACGTACATACTCTTCACCGAATAGGCTGGTCTCTATATAGTCGAGAGGGTGCCCGATGCGTTCCTTCAGTTCTTTCTTACTGCTATAGTTAAATACAATCATTATATTCTCCAAAGTTATAACATGTTATAAGTATAGGCGATCCCATACCCAATTGCAAACCCCACCGAAAAGCGTACAATTATGCTGATCAGCGGCATATATCTATTCATCACTGCACAGCTGTACAAGTTCAGTACCCATAGCATGTGCATAGTCTGAAAGCTCAGCGACCGCGTCATCCCACGACTCAAAGCTAGACTCTGTTATACCGTCTACCTCCTCATCATCACAACAGAAATCTATGGTAGCCGTTGGCCCGATTATACCATAGCAGTCTACGCTATAGCCATATTTAGTTTTAATAGTTATCATTTTTCCATCTCCTCTGACATTTGTTCCGTTATGGTATCACATAAATCCAGCGCCTCTTGCAATACGTCCTCTGCATGTTCTGTACGTCCAGAGGCTAACATTAGCGCCATGAACTCTAGTTTAAATCTAATCACTTCGCCTTTAGTTTTCATAGCTGTTTCATCCCATTAATAGTTGTTTGATTTGCTTTTTACTGCGGCCCGTCATCGATACAAGCTCGGCAATAGTTATATTAGTACTGTCAAAGAGGTCAACAATTTCTTGATCTGTCATGATATTCTCCAAAGTTATAACATGTTATAAGTTAATTACATTAATGCGCTCGAATTTATCAGAGTA